TGTTGAAGAAGCACTTGAAGATATTAAAGCAAACACTTACAAATTATCTGATTTGGTTAAGCCAGAAGCATTTCTTTCTTATGATGAACTGAAACGCAAGTTGGAATGGGTAACCTTTTCAGAAGGCCAGGCGAATGATTCTGTAGTTGTTCAAGAGCCTAAAGTCCAAGAACCAACAAAAGCTGAACCAGAGGTTAATCCTGTTGAAGCTTCAACAGAAGCAGAAGTCAAAACAGAACCAAAAGCTCAAGAACCAGCAAAAACTGAATCTAAAGATGATTCTCTTGATGCACTTTTAGAAGGTTTAGTTTAAAATAAATTTGGAGTTATTCTATGATTTTAATCGACACATCATCGATTATTCATAGAACGCTTCATTCATCAATTGCTTCGGCTAAACCGATAGAAGAAGATGGGAAATATTTAACGTCTGATTTTATCGGTTTAGCCAAGTATTACTTTTTTCAAGAATTATTTTCTATAAAGCAAGAGCATGAAAATAATTTTGGAAATTTAGTACTTTGTTTGGATGAATCGTCTAATGGATACTGGCGACAGGATTTTTATCCTCCGTATAAACTTCAACGAAGAGTAAGCAAAGCAGACGAAGAAAACAAAATCAATTACGATGAAGTTTTCGTTCATTTTAATGCTTTATTGGATCAAATATCTAAGAATCTTCCTTTTAAAGTTGTAAATGTGCCAAAGGCAGAAGCTGACGATGTCATTCTTGTTCTGAGTAGAGAATATTCAAAATTTGAAAAAATTCTCATACATAGCCCAGACAAAGATATGATACAAGCTCAGAAAAACACTGAGAATGTTTTTCAGTACAGTCCATTGACTAAAAAATGGATTGTTGCTGAAAATAAACATGAGAATATGGAAGTTTGGTTAAACGAACATATTTGTCTCGGTGATGCAGCAGACGGCGTTCCAAGAGTTATTGATGGTACAGAATTTTCAGAAAGTTTTCTAAAATTTTTATTTCAAGAAGGACATGATTTAAAAAACCCAATGGAATTTAAAGCTAATTTAGATAAAAAAGAAAAAATTAGATTAATTCAAAAATTCAATGTTTATGTCCTAAATAGAAAAGGTGAGTCTACTGGAATTAAAGATGTTTATTTAAAGCGAAGATTTGGCCCAAGTAATCTCAAAAAAGAGATTTCTAAAGCGGGTTCTCTTGATGCTTGGTTAGATTCCCATCCTATGTATAGAAAACATTATAATCGAAATTATACTTTAGTTATGGAAGAAGGTATTCCTATTAATATATGGAATGAAATAACTATTCGACACAAAGAAGCAAAAACAGACTATAATTTAAAAGAATTTGAAGATTATTTAAAAGAAAATAATTTAACTTCTATATTAATGAATCTTCCAAGCGTGTTTAAACTTAATAGAGAACTTACAGCAGAGGACTTTGATTGGTGATGAATGCTCATCCAGAATATATGATATGAGCACTGAGCAACAAAAAATAGATTTTTTCAGAAATTTTTTTGATAAAGTTTTTGAAGGACATTTTTACCCAGACAGTAAATATTTGTGTGGCACACATCCTTCATGTTTATGGTGTGATTTATTAAAAGAATGTCTTGAATTTGGAGATAAGACATCTATAAATGAAAACAAAGAATTTTTAATTAAGCATTTTCCAGAATATATGATATGATAGAAAATTTCTTGCAGTTTTTTCCGAATCCATTTGTATTCTTTATTGGAATTCAGCAAATTATAGCAAGCGGGTATTCTCTATATTTGTCTGATTGGAGAATTGCTGTTATAAATTTCTGTGTAGGAATAGCAAATTTAGCAATGTCTGGAATAAGAAGCTAATGTTAGATAGAATAGATGTAAAATTTTTTAAACTAGCAGTCGGTGCTGATAGAATAGGCAAAGAATCAGATGTAGATATTTCTGCAAAATGTCCAGTCTGTGGAGATTCAGCAAAAAGAAAAAACTCAAAACGTTTACATTTGTACATAAAGAATAACATAACAAACGTCTCATGTTTTAATGGTGATTGCCCATGTAAAAATAAAACAGTTTATTCTTTTTTAAAAGACTTTTATCCGGCGCTATTTGATCAGTATAAACGTGAAAATTTTTCAGACACATTAAACAGATTATCCACTGGAGATTTTTCTGATGATGTGTTTTCAGTTCATAAACAGGAAACAACAAAAGAATTAGATAAAACTATTATAATAGCTCATGATTTATCGGAGTATTTTAAGAAAATTGAAGAATCAAAAGATGGGTTAGATTACGTAAAATCCAGAGGCTTTGAGTACAATGAAGAATACGGACAATGGTATTTTGGTTTTCAGAATTTAACAATAGGTGAAAAATTCTATAATATAACTGATTCTATTATTATTCCTCTTTATCATAATGGAAAAATGTACGGATTCTATTCTAGAAACATTCATAATAAAAATTTTAGTACATATATGAATGAAGCTAATATTGGTTATAAAATATGGAATTGGTTCAATATTGATAAATCTAAACCCGTTTATATTTTCGAAGGAATATTTGATGCATTATCGCTGGGTTATAATAATGTTATTGCCGCAATTGGAGCAACAATACCAATTGAAAGAATTAAAGAATTAAAAGAACCAATATTTGTCTCAGACAATGATAAAACCGGCGTTTTGAATTCTATTAAATACTCTAATCTTGGTCATAAAGTTTATATACAGCCGAGTAAATATAGAGAAAAAGATCTAAATCAATTAAAATTAAATAATCGTGGGTTAGATTTAAAAAAAATAGTCGACGAAAATTTATTTTCTGGAATGATGGCAGAGATAAGACTTAAAGAAAAATTATGAAAGTATCTAGAAAAGAATTTGATGAACTTAAAGAAAAAATAGAAAAACTACACGATGAATTTTATAATGGAATAAAATATAATGAAGAAGAAAATTATTATTATCTAGTTTGGACTGAAAGACAAATTGAAAAGGCTAAACAAGATGCAGACGAAATGTTAAAGAAACTTAATTGGAGTTAAAAAATGGAAGAAAGAAATTTTAGTTGGGCTCTGACTAAAGTAAAAGAAGGTAAAAAAGTAGCTAGAGAAGGCTGGAACGGAAAAAATATGTTTATTTTTCTTGTTTCTGGGAGCACTTTTGAAGTTAATAGAAAACCTTTGCTTGGAATTTATCCAGAAGGCTCAGTAGTAAATTATCATTCGCATATAGATATGAAAACTGCTGATAATATGATTGTGCCGTGGGTGGCAAGTCAAACAGATATTTTGGCAAATGATTGGGAGATTATTAAATAATGGAAATTAGAACATCAGAAGAAGCAAGAGAAAATATTGAAAATTTCGCTAAGCGGTTTTTGAATTTATTGATTGATAAAAAAGTTATTGATCAAGATATTAAAGCGTTGAAAGAAGAATTTAAAGAAGAAGGTGTCCCAGTTGCTGTAGTTACAAAGGCACTTAATCAAATTAAAGCGCGAAAGAAAAAATCTGATTCGGAAATTTTTGAAGAAGAAAAAATCCAGGAATGGTTGGAAGGAAATTCCGAAGTTGATGATAGTGTTGGGCGTTTAATCTCTAAAGATTAATGCAAGAAATAATTCAAGATTTAACTAAAATAGAAACTGGAGTGGTTGCACATGGGTGTAACTGCTCTGGTGGTTTTGGTTCTGGAATTGCAAAAGCTATTAAAGAAGCATGGCCAGAAGTCGCAGAAAGATTTTATGAAGTTGGCGCATCTGAGGATTTGCTTGGAAAAGTTGATTTTGTAAGAGTACAAAAGAATCTTATTATTGCTAATTGTTATACACAGCTAAATTATGGAAAAGCTAAGAAAAAATATGCTAGTATTAGTGCTATAGAAAAATGCATAAACACTTTATCTAAACGTTTAAATAATACTAAATATAATCTCTACATTTCTAAACTTGGGTGTGGATTAGGTGGTTTAGATTGGGAATCTGAAGTTAAACCTGTCTATGAAAAAGTATTTAATAAATACAATATAAATGTTTTTGTTTGTGATATAGGAAAGTAGAATGAACGATATAGATAAAATTAACAAGAGATTAGATGAGCTTGAGTCTGAAATCAATAAATTAAAAAAACCAGTCAAATTTCCAGAGATTCCAATTGAGCCTCAACCAACAAAATATTATTATTCAACTAGATGTTCAGTTTGTAGAATGGATTTTTCCGGAGTTATTGGATATTCATGTGGTAATGGAGATTGCCCAAATAAAGTAACAGTATCTTTTAATGGTTCTTAAACCGTACAGCTTTAGTAAATTAAGTACATATAAATCCTGTCCACGAAAATTTTATTATTCTTATATAATAAAAGCACCAAAGGAAGAAAAGGACATGACTGCTCTATTGAAAGGTAGAGCAGTTCATTCTATTCTTGAAGTCTTTCCAAAAAAATCTTCTCATAAATTAGCCGACAAATATCAAATTGAAGTTGATAAATTTATAAATTCTGATCTAGGTAAAACATATTTGCTTCCAAATCGAATATCTGAATATAGATTTGGAATAGATTCTAATTTAGAACCGTGTTCTTATAATGATAAATCTTGTCTATTTAGAGGAATAATAGATTGCATAGTTATTATTGATAATAGACTATACTTAGTTGATTATAAAACGGGTAAATTAAAAGAACCAAGATGGCAAGAATACGATCAGCTTATGTTCTATTCGATCTATTTCTTTCAGAAATATAATAAAATTGAGCATATAGACATATCATATTTGTACGTTGAACACGATTCAGAAAACAAAATAACCCTTGAAAGAAAATATCTAGATAGATATGTCTCTGATCTTACAAAAATAATAAATGAATTAGAGTTTGATTCTAGTTTTGATAAAAATAAAACAAAACTTTGCGATTGGTGTGAGTACAAGGAATATTGTGATTTAAATTAGTATCTAGAAAAATATAAATAAAATAAACATTTATATTTAAGGATATTTATAATGGATGAAGTAAAGAATTTAAATTCTGAGCTAAATGAAGATCTTGGTTCTCCAGCGGCTCCAGAAATAGCAACATCAGATGAAGACATTTCTCTTTATCAGATGTTCCAACAAGCAAATCTGCCCTCTCTCGGTAGACAAATTTTTCCTGTAGTTGAAATCAACGGCCCGACAGCAGGAATGTTTAATATTAAGCAAAAGACCGCCCTTGATGCAAACGGGAATAAAGTTTTTGAAGTTGTTAGACGCGATATCAATGTTTATAACTCCCAATCTATTAATACTGGATTAACACAAGAAGTTATTCAAGACATTAAATCTCAGTTTGGTAAAAGTTCTTATGAGATTATTGGAAAACTTGTCCGTGGAATTGCTAATGATGACGAAAACACCAAAACATTAGCTTTTCTCGAAGCGCAATCTGTCGCGGGTGGAAACCTTACATTAACAGACCCAACGAATGCTGAAATGAACTTATTCCAAATTACTCAGAAAGTTCATGAGTTGGTTCTAAAGATTAATTCTGTTAGTGGTAGATCATATAATGCTTTTGCTGTTATTCCATACGCTAGATTAGCCGGCATTGTTGGTCTGAAACAGTATGCTGGCGATGATGATGAATTCGAAGAACGCGGTTTATTTGTTACTAAGCAAGGTTTAACTAGCTTTTATGTAAACCCAGATGCAGCAGATGCAACTGCATATGTTGGAATTGTTGATTATATGCCAAGTAAATCTTCTGGTGTATTTTCTCCATATACGTCTGACATTGTTGAAGCAGTTGATCCAGATTCTGGTGAAATGACATATCATTTATATAACAGATATGCTATTACTGCTAGTCCTTTACACGAAACTGGTAAAGAAATGTTTTATAAATTTGAAATTTTATAAGGAAAATAAACTATGAATTTTAAAGAATATTTAAAAGATTTATCAGAGTCTAAAGTTATAAATGTACCAAAATTTAGAACTGAAAAAGAAATGAATTCATTTATTTCAAATATGAAACCAGATGAAACGCCTGAGAATTATATAGTTAATCCTGAAACAGGAGAAATAGTTATGTTCAACGGCGAAACAAAAAGAAAAAAAGCTAAAGAACTTTCGAAACATAGACCAACCCCGGATGATTCGCTTTGGATACCGGATTGGTGGAAAGATTCAGGAGAACATTGGGAAGGTATTAATGCTTTTAAGCGTATATTTAATATTGTGACAAAAGAATTATCTGATGAAGTGGAAAATCCACAACAAATGTTAGATGCAGATTATGATGTTAATATATCATATCCATCAAAAGTGAAAAGAAAAGATGGGAAAAAGTTCAATGATAGTGATTTAGATGCTATCGAATCTTATTTTGATTGGCAAGCATATATTATTAAATCAATTTCACCAGGTTTACAATTAAAATACTCCACAAGTGGAAATATAGCAAGCGGTGTTATATTTTTTGTATGAATTTATTTAGCAAAAAAACTAAAGCAATTTATTATAAAAAGAGAAAAGAACTTCTTATAAAAGGGCTTGAGACGAATTTAGTAGGATTTTTAAAAATCGTTGGATCAAAAAATATTAAAAAATCAACTAGATCATCAGTTACAATAGATGTTTCTGCTATTGATAATGTAGAAGAAGCTCTAAGTATGATAGAGATAGTTAATGAGGTTAAATAATGAGTTTTATTGATATATTAACTAAACAAGAATCTAAAAAAGATGATATAATTATTGAAAATAAAAAAATCATCAAAGAAAATAAAGACGAATCGCCAGAAGAAATTCTTAGATCTTCTGGATTCAAGATTAGATTAGTAACACCAACGTCATTTGGGACTCAAATTGATTTTGCTAAACAATACGATGAAGCAGAAATAGAAAAAGCGCTTGAAGATTTTTCTATTAAAATAAAAGGAAAATCTGTTTTTGTAATAGATTAAAATGAAGAATCTTACAATTCTTCAAAAATAACAATATACACATAGAGGTGAGAAATGAAATTTAAAGACTATTTAGAAAGTGGCGAGTGCACAATAAACGAATCTGCTGACGTTATTGCACAA